AATAGGAGATGCTACAAGTTATGTATCTGCAAATTTACAAGTTACACAAAACAATGGAACAGAAAAACATCTTATTGGTTTGAGTTCTGGTGGAGATAGTGCAATTGCTGGTTCGGGACAATCAGCTAGATTTGGAGAAGGTGTTGTAGCTTGTAATACTACAAGTGATGGAAATACTTTATCAATACCTATAACCTCACAAGCAAACTTATGGCGACAGTATCAAGTAGAACTTATGGTTTGTAGTGCAGAATATAATGGAAGTGCAGCACAAGGTAAAGGTGGTACAGCTACTTTTGGTCTTACATCTTTAACTTCACTTAATATTGGTAATGTTGTAGTTACTGGTAATATAAGTGGAGTTACTGTAGATAGTAGTAGTATGAATGTTTTAGTAGAATTTAGTTCTGCTTTTACAAGTGGTTTAAATGACTATGAAGGCTGTGTTATGCATTATAAAGTTATAGGAATTACACCAGAATATTTTCAAGGCTGGGCAGCAACATTAGATTAATAGGAGAATAAAATGGCACAAGAAATTAGAGTAGTATATAAAGATAGTGATAAAACAGTAGTTGATTTTATAGATGCTGCTATAACTTATGAAAATGAAATAAAACCAGTACTTGAAGCAGATGGGTTTAAAGTTGCACCTGAAGTTTTGTCTTTTGATGATGGTGTAACAATAAATAATTCTATGATGACTGTAAATTCAAGTGGAGTTGCAAGTAAAAATTAATAGATTTAATTTTGATAGCAAATTGCATTATAATTAATATTTATTTATAGGATTAATTATGTCAAAAAAAGAAATAGAATTAACAAATAAACAGAAATATTGTCAAGCTCAAATTGACGATTTAAATAAAAAATTAGCTACTTTAAATTTTCAAAGAGACCAAGTTAATGCCAGTTTAAGTGTGTTTAAAAACGCATTTATAGAGTCTGCTAAAGAAAAAGCAGATGAAGTCTTAAATAATCCAGAGGAGGATAAAAATGACGATACTTAATATATTAATGTGGGTAACTGCAATTATATCTATAGCTTCAGTTATAGCAGCAATTACACCTACTCCAAAAGATGACCATTGGTTTAGTTACATTTATCGTGTAATTGATTGGTGTGCATTAAATGTTTTAAAAGCCAAGGATAAATAAATGAAAAATTTAATAATAATAATAAGCACTGTATTTATAACATCATGTGCAACTGTAGGTGCAGTTATAGATGGCGGTAAAGATTTAACAACCAGTGTTATAGATTCTACAGTTAAAACAGCAGGTGCAATAACAACATCTGCATTAGATGATGCTGGTGCTGTCATTGATACAGTAGGTGATTCAGTTTCTAATGTAGTTGATACTGTAGTAGAAAATGTAGATGAACAAACAGATGCTATTCAAGACTCTGATGAAGAGGAAAGTAAATAATGAGTTGGTTAGAAAAAATGTGGAGCAAAGTTACTGGTACTGAAAAAGTAAAAGTAAGAACTAGAAACAAAAAAGGACATTATGTAGCTGACGATAAATCTACACCAGATGTAAATGAAGCTTGGACCACAAAAAGAGTAAAAAAATCTAAAGAGTCATAATGGCTAAATCACCTGATGCGTTTGTTTATAACGCCACATTAGAACGAATTGTAGATGGAGATACATTTGATTGTTGTCTTGATTTGGGTTTTGATGTAAAGCTACATAAACAGCGTATCAGACTTGCAGGTATAGATACACCTGAAAGTAGAACTAGAGATTTAGCAGAAAAAAAATTAGGTCTTGCTGCTAAAGAAAGATTAAAAGAGCTTTGTATTGGAAGTATTAAAGTTAAATCTTTAGGTAAAGGCAAGTATGGTCGTATATTAGGCATACCTTATACAGAAGATGGCAGAGATATATGCCAAGTATTAATAAAAGAAGGTCATGCAGTTGAGTACAACGGAGGCAAAAAAACAAAAGTTTGGGGTGATTACTAATGGAGTCAGTAGTCACACTAATACAAGAGGTTGGATTTCCCATAGCAGCTGCTCTTGGCCTAGGTTGGTTTATTTATAAATTAATCATGCGTATTGTTGACGGTATGGAAACAAAATTAGATACTGTTGATGAAAAAGTAGAAGGACAAATAGCAGCATTAGAAGAAAGACTTGGCACAAAACTTGATTCTCAACATGGTATTTTGGTAGCATTAATAGATAGAATAAGAAGTCTTGATAATGAAATAATAAGACAAGACACTTTAATTAAAACTATTTTAGGAATACCACAACTTATAGATAGCAATAAAATAGCAAAGGCAAATAGAGATGACCAAAGAAAAGATTGATACACACGAAGTAGAAAAATATAGAATTATTATAAGTGTTTTATTCATAGGATTAATTTTATTTTTTGGTATATTAGCTATAAATATAAAAGCTGATGAAATGGTTTTTAAATTTAAAAATCCTAGTTTTAGTGGAGTAGGAACATCAGCACATTATCTTACAATAGAAAATCAAGAGTTTAATCGTAAAGAAGCACTTAGAGCTGAAATAAAAGCTTTACAGGAACAAATAGAAAGAGATAAAGAAAATACAACATTAGCTAGATTTATAAGAAATTTAGAATCAAGAATTTATGCACAACTATCAAGACAACTTGTAGAAAATTTATTTGG